GTAACTACAAGAGTTACAATTAAAACGAATTGCGCTAGTCTCATATTTTATACAATTTTAAAAAGTATGTTATTAATGCTGCTACAGTCATACACCAACAAAGAACATCAAGTTGTTTATGTCGATCAATATCCATAGCAGTTAATTCTGCTTGACGCTCTTTTTCTATAAGAGCCTTTTCTGCTTCAACTTTAGCCCAAGCATCTTTCCCGTACTTACGAATCGTGTCAGCTTTTAGTTTAGCAAGTTCTTGCTCATGTCTATATTTAGATTCAAATTTCTCAACTGCTTTAACTTCTAGTGATGCTTTGCGAGCAGCCTCAGATAACTTTGCTGTAACACGAGCCTTGTGCTCTTTCTGTATTGTTGCTTCCATATCAGCTTGTTGGTCGGAAACAACAGAACCAAGTTCTTTACCTATTTTCTGCGCTTCTTTTAGCGTAGTTGCAGCAGCCTTAACTCCATCGAGCATTTACTTACTTCTTACCAGCAGTATTACTTTGTTTTTCTTTGTACTTTTCTAACTCTTGAACACGCCATACTAATGTGTCCAGTACTGCTTTGTTGGCACCGCTTCTTGATAGTGCTTCTGTGTTAGCCTGCATAAAGTCTTGGCGTAGTTTTTCACGAGCCAGTTCAGCACCCATGTTTGGTGCTTGTTTGTTGTCTGATGTCACTACCAACTGCATCTTGCTTTCGAGAATGGTCAACTGATGATTGACACTAGACAAAGCGTTCATCAAGTATACCACACAGGCAAACATGATGGGTAGCACAGCGAATGTTACCTTTTCGATCAGTGCGCCCTTGGCTTCGCCAGCACTAATTTTATCTTTGATTTGTTCCATTTCCATTTTAGTCTTCCTTTTTATTTTTATTATTAGACTTACGGCTCTTCTATTTATCTTCCTACATAGTGCTTGGGCTCTGCTTCCATTCTTCGTTGCTTTTCAGTTTTAGGAACAAAATCAGTTCCCAACTGTGGATACTTTTGTATTCTGTCTTGTACCACAAACCACATTATAATCATAGTAAAAACAAGTATTGCGATTAGCATTCCAAACCATCTGGCAAATGCTTTTAAATTCTTAACTAGTTTGGCATGTTCTCTATCATGCTGCATTTGTATCTGAATATGACGCTTTAGTGCTTCAGACTGTCTCGCATTTATTATCTTAGATTGCTGTAATACTTCTGTCCAGAGCGCACCCAACTCAGGTGGACTTTGATATATCATTACCTCACGCAACTCAACTTCCATCTGCTCAAGTTTCTTTTTCATCAAGACTCTTTGTAAAGCACGCTTACCCACAGAATCATCACCTGTGTATAAATCATATGATCGTTTTTCTTCAGCTTCAAATACTGCTATACACTTTGCTTGATTGTCAAAGAAAGCACCAAGATGTTGACCCAACTCGAAATAAACATCACCTGAATCTTTCTTGTTTAGTTCTTTTACTCTGGCTTTTTCTTCATTAAACTGTTTGACTGCTGCAGGTGGTGGTGTCTTTCCTTTTTCTGCATACATACCATGGAACTGTGCGTCCAGATCTTTGAGCACTTCCCGTATATCTCCAGCAGCACCTTTGATATCTTTGTATAATTTACATCCAGCTTTGATTGCAGAAACTGCTCCATTGGCCAGCGCAAAAAGGGTGAGGGGATCCACTGCATTCTCCTAGACCCATTATAGTTGTTATTATCAACTATTTAGTTGCATATCGGTTTATGAATCCCTTAGAACTGCTTTTGGAGATGAATCTTTATTGCTCCAGTCCACGATAAAGTCTGGGTGAACTGGAGTCATGACACGACCAGCGGAATCTAATTCAATTTCCTGATGATCGTTTGGTGGAGGATTTATAGACCAATCAGTTTTTTGAACTTCTGCGCTATCCACTGGTGCGGTAGAATCGTCGACTTTGACGGTGACTCCTGCGCTGGTACTGTTTTCTGAAGGTCGTTGTTCCACACTTGGGGTACTGGTTGGCTCTGGACTACCAAATCTTCTGAAGAATCGTTCTTTAATTCTGTTGATGGTGTTGGTGTCTTCTTCGTAGTGGTTTTCTTCGCTGGCGATTTTGTTTTCGATGCTGGCTTCGCTGCAGTCGTTTTCTTCGCTGCTGGTTTCTTTGGTTGAACTACCATTTTGTTCTCCTTCTTTTTTAAGTGGGATACTGGCTGCCATTAAAAGCAAGACTGCCAGTGGATCAAAAACTATAACGATCATAATAATTACAATACGAACAGCCTTTTCCAAGATTCCTTGGTCTGGGTTGTCTCCGTATAATAATGCTGCGATATATTTAATTGGACCAACTTCTGCTTCAACTTTTCTTAGTTCTGAAGCAATCGGTGCTCGTTCTTCATTTAATTTAGCAATCTTACCTTGAGCAGAGCCAATATCATTCAGTAAATTAGTGCGTTCTTTCTGTTGACTCTTTCTAATTTGTAAAGATCTTTCAGCACCCTTACTATCATCGGATCTTGCCATTGTCTGATCAACAACAGCATCCATTTGTTTAAGTTGTGCCCTTGCTGCATCAATGTTTTCTTTTTCTGTTTTGATTTTCTCATCATAGATCGCCAACTTAGAAGCAACATCTCCTGTTGGAACTGCTTGATCTAAGTGTGCCTTTGATAGATAACCAAAGATACCCATGGATGTTAAAGTCATGAGAATGACTAATGCTACAACAAAGTAGCTACGCATTAGTATTGGAATTTGATTCCAACTGCGATAGATCCATGAAGCAACAACTAACTTAGCAAACTCCAGCACGCTACCCATTACAACAATAGGTATAACTGCAGCTGCAAAGATTGATGCCAATCCAGCAATTGAATAGTATGCTGCCACTGCTGATAAACAGACGGCAGTAAAGTATAGTAAATATGTCATAACTTTCCTCTGATATGAGAACCATGAACCCTTACACTGATTTGACCATTGTAATAATCCATTGATTCTAACACTCTTCTAGTAAATTGTTCTCTGGCTTCAATGTATGAACATTCAGCTTTTGATTTACAAAAGAAAAGAATCTCTCTCTTGAAGTTCTCTTTTCCGAGTTCTTCAACATCCTTATTCAATTCAATACTAGAACCATAATAATCCATCCAGTCTGAGTCAATCTTCGACTTGATTTTCTTTTTCTTTTTTGTGCCGTTTTTCAACTTAACCATTCGATAGGTTGTTTTGGAAAACTTGGCTAATTTCTTACCAATATACTTACGGCTGTTGGTCAGATTTGTTATTTCATAAACAAATCCAACGCAATCTTCAGGCAACTCTTCGACAACATTATTTTTATAAATCCACATAGTAGATTTATTTAGTCGTCTTCTTCTAAGTCCTCTTCTTCGAAAATGTCACCAGAACATACAGGACAGTACACAATATCTTCCAAGTGTGTATCAGATCCTTTTATAATAATCTTTCCTTCAGCACCGCATTCTTCGCATTCGAAATGTTTCGTTGTCATCTTTTTACCTAAAATTTGGACCTTCTATCCAAAGGGATAATGTTTTTCTTACTCCCTTTGTTACGGGAGTTACTCTATGCTGTATATAAGATGGAAATATTAACACAGTTCCAGCAGTTCTCAATTCATTAATTGGTCTTGGTTTGTTTATAAAAAACTCTAAATCTCCACCTTCATAATTTGATGATAAAGAAACAACAACTGTTAATTTACTATCTTTAGTTGGATGAGTATCCATCGCATCACCATGCCAGTCGTACTGTCCAGCATATTTAGAATCATAAACATTATAATTTATTGTATTTGTAGATCCAAAGTCATCAACATCAAACTTAAATTCTGTTTCGTTTGTTTTTAAAACTAATATTTTTAGATTACTTAAATAATGCTGCGCTTTTGGCCAAGGTATAAGTTTTGTGTTTGCGCTTTTTGTAACATTGGCAGGAACATCAATAAGTTGTGGATGGGCATCTCTGTCTAGGTATTGACATATCTTCAAACATTCTTCTTCAGTAAAAAAAGATGTAAAACATATTGCTTCTTTTCTCATTTAAATTCCCGAATCAAATAGTATATTACCAGCAATTGAAATTCTAACATCATCTGATGTATAAAATGGATAAACACAATGAATTAAAGAAGCAGGAAACATAATCATTGTTCCTTCCATTTCTTTAGTAAATTTAATTGAGTCGATTAAAGGTGTTCCGATTATTGATTGATATACAAACTGAAATGTTCCTGCAGTGCCACCATTTGGATTTTCAATTTTATGTTCATATGGTATATTTACCCAAACAACATAAGCTGCGATTCCACTGTGGAAATGATTTGGAATAAATTCATGTTTATTTTGTAAATTTACCCATGTACTGCCATTAACAACTTCAAGTTTTTTACTATTAAGTTGTGATGCGTTTGTTACATTAAAATAAGAATCGTATTGATTAAACATATTAACAGCATAACCATCTAATTCTTTTTTATTTTGTTCAAGCGGATAATGTTTAGCAACTCCATTGCCAGTTAATCCAGAAATAAATTCCTGTTTATTTGAACTTTTTATTTCTTCACATTCTGTTTTTAATTTAGAGAACAACTCTTGTGGAAGTTTTTCTTTAACAAAACCAAAATTATTTAATGTATTAAATTCTATCACGCAGCCTTACCCCAAACATCTCCCCAGTCTCCAGACAATGCGCCTTTGGCATAGTCAGTCACACGATTCTCAAAGAAGTTGCCGTGTACTGGTGCGTTAATCATTTCCTCAACCCATGGTAGTGGGTTCTTCTTTACCTTAAAGATTCCCTTCATGCCAAGAGAGATAAGACGACGATCGGCAATATAACGAATGTATTGTTTAACATCAGCTGCAGATAATTCTCTCATATCAGCACCTTGATAGCAAAGATCAATAAACTTATCTTCTAATTCTACCATGCGTTCAGCGATTGTGTAGATTTTACCTTTTAGTTCATCGTTCCAAATTTCATTGTTTTCTTTTACATATTCTTTAAATAAACGAATCATCGACTCAGCATGCATTGTTTCATCAACAATTGACCAAGTAACAATTTGACCCATACCTTTCATTAATCCGTGACGAGGAAAATTAAGCAACATGATAAAAGAACTAAAAAGCTGCATCCCTTCAGTAAAGGCACTGAAAACAGCAATATGCTCAGCAGTGCTAGCGATAGTACCATTCCTGCTAGAAAGATCAAGTACATAGTCATGTTTATCCTTCATCTCTTGGTATTCCAAGAATTGATTGTAAGTAGATTCTGGTAAACCCAGCGTTTCAATCAGATGAGAATATGCAGCAATGTGTAATGCTTCACGAGCTGCGAATCCCATCAACATCATACGAACTTCAGGCTGAGGGAAATAAGGTAGATAATTGTTAACATAGCCACCAGCAACATCAATATCACCTTGGGTAAAGAATCTAAAGATGTTTGTGAGGAATAATTTTTCTTCATTTGTTAATTTCTTTTTCCAATCTTTTACATCTTCTGCCATTGGTACTTCTGAGTGTAACCAGTGCGCTTGTTCATGTTTCAACCAAGCATCATATGCCCATGGGTAGTTAAATGGTTTAAAGTGATTGCGTGTATCAGTTAGTCTTGTTTTTGTTTTAGTTATCATTTTTTTATCCCTCGCATGCCAAACATTCATTGCCTTCCGTCAGGTCATGCAAATTGATTTCTTTAATAATTTCACGCTCAATACGCTTAGAAACTTTATCAGCTTTAGCAATCTTATCGCTACGACAATAGTAAAGAGTCTTCAGCTTTTGTTTCCATGCCATGAAGTGAACAGCGTGTATGTATTTAATGTGGCTGTCGGGTCGAAAGAAAAGATTGACTGATTGGGCTTGGTCAATGAATTCTTGTCTGTCAGAAGCATGTTGGATGAGCCATCGTTGGTCAATTTCCATACTTGTTTTGAATACATCTCTTGTCCATTCGTCCAAGGATTCCATATGTTGTACGGATCCGTCATTGGCAATGATACTGGACCAAATTTCATTATATTCACTTTCATCTTTCGCTTTATCCTTAATAATTTTATCGAGATAACGATTCTTGTTTAGGTGAGAACCCGATAGAGTATCCTGGCGATAAGCATTGGCACGATAAGGTTCAATAGAAGGACTAGTATTGCCCATAAGAATGGAAGAAGAAGCATTGGGAGCAATAGCCATAAGATGACTAAACCTATTCCCAGTACCCACTGCATCAGGTGCTTCACCCCTCTCCAATCCAAGTTGTTTATTAGCGACATCTAATTTCTCTCTTATAGTTTTAAAGATGTTTTTATTTCTACCAACTGCTAATGATGATTCCCACGGCAAGTTGTTTCGTTGTAGATAAGCATGCCAACCCAAAGCACCGATGCCAATGCTGCGCTCACGACTGGCAGAATACCTTGCACGCTCAATGGAGGTAGGCGCATTAGAAATAAAATACTCCAAAACATTGTCGAGCATTTCAGCAATATCACGAAGGAAGTCAGGATGGTCTTTCCACTCATCATAGTACTCCAAGTTTAGTGAGGATAAACAACAAACAGCAGTGCGTTTTTCATTTGTTGGTAAAATAATTTCTGAACAAAGATTTGATTGATTAATTTTTAGACCAAGATCTTTAAGATGCTGTGGCATCTTGCGATTAGATTCATCAATAAAGTGTAGGTATGGCTCACCAGTCATCATACGCATCTCAAGCAGTTTCTGCCAGAGTTCTTTTGCTGATACTGTCTCACGAACTTCTTTAGATGCTGGGTCAACAAGTGGCCAAGAGTCGTCAAAGTTTGGATCAATCATTGACTGTTCAATAATTTCCATAAAACGATCAGGAATATTAATTCCATGATGCATATTCAGAGTGCGCATATTTTGATCGCCTGTCGGCTTGCGCATCTCTAGAAAATTTATAATATCTGGGTGATCAATAGATAAGTAAGCAGCATAACTACCACGACGGGTGCGACCTTGACGATATGCCAAACTAGATGCGTCATACATTTTGAGGTGAGGCATAACGCCAGTACTTTTATCATCAGCCGAACGAATACCAAAGCCAATCCCAACACCACCGCCCAACATACTAAGCCAATTTGTTTCAGATAGATTATCAACTAGACCCTCCGCTGTATCTTCAATATAATTAAGGAAACATGATATAGGCAAGCCACGCTTACTACGACCAAAACTGAGAATGGGAGTAGAATAACTGAGCCAATGTTTACTACTGTATTCATATAATCGTTGCGCATGTTCAGGGTTGCTCCCAAATGTTTTAGACACAAAGGCAAATCGCTCTTGCGGACTTACCTCATCATCCTTCATGTAACTTTCTTTTAATCTTATTTTTCCTAACTCGTCGAATAAACTATCTCGTGTGTAATCAACCTGAATGCCATGCACTTCGTCTGCCATTTAATACTCCAATTATATTCTTGTTATTCTACAAACTCAGTAGTCATTGGAAACACTTCGGCAATAACCTTGGCACATTCCTTTGCTACTAACTGATGTTCCTTTTGAGTGCCATTAGCACTGCGTAATTCTATAAAGTGAATCCAACTTCTTAAAGTTCCATTCATATATAAGCGAGAAACAGTTAGTCCTTCTGGTAGAACTGCTCTTGCTTGTTCCTTCGCGATCCCATTTTGAATTGCCCACTCATAGGCACTCTTGGCAGACTCTAATACTTTTTCCTGCTGTGTTTCCCAAAACGCTTGAAGTGCGAGATTCTCTGTCTCGATGCTGTTTTGTCTATTTTTAGGATCTTGAAGTCTTGCTTCTCGTAGTACAAAATCTAATTCCTTTGTTGGATCAGCGTAACGCTGACTAAACTCTTGAAAAGAAAACGAACGATGGCGCAAGATCTGCCTTGCTATATCGCGAGTAGTTTCAATCTCTAAACACATAGAAACCATCTCCAATGGTGACCAGTGTTTATTCTTAATTAAATAACGAATTAACTTCTCTGATGTATCTGTGTTGTTTTGATTACTAGGATTAGAAACTCTTGCGCAAAAGGCAATTAAATCCGTAGTGTTTTGTTCTGGCTCGCATGATTTAGAATAACCAATTAACTTTACTTTCAACATTTTCTCCATTCTGTGAATCTTAACTTCGCTTCCATGCCAGTGAAGGTATTTCTATTTATGAGATCTAGAATTTGAGCAGGAGTTCTTCCTGATAAAATCATTTCATTAATATCTTTCTCTACCACAGTATCTGGATACATAACTACATTATACCCCTTGTCAATGTACTTAGCAAGTTGCTTTGTAATCTCTTTGCTTCGGGGTTCATTATCCATTACGATCGTTGCATTAGTAAGCAACTGCCTAATAGTAGGGGTATCAAAACTGCTTCCTGATACAGCGATTGCGTTCGGAAGAAAAAGAGAGTCAATCGGTCCCTCAACAACAAATATTCGTTTAGAATAATCAATTCTTTCAAGTCCATATATTTTCTCCTCATTCTCATCAATCTTGATGGTATAATACTTAGGTTCTTCCTTACCGAATGCCCTACCTTGAAACGCAATTACTTTACCATGCGAATTAAAGTAAGGGATGACTAACCTTGGATGCTCATCATTAATAGGTTCAGGAAACTTTGGTGTTATGCTATTAACATATGCCTTAAACTTCGGTGAGAAGTAAAGCAGGTTCCACTTATCCTTGGGTATATTTCGATTAGCAACATACTGTACTGCAGGGTGGTCGTCTCTCATTCTATCGATGCGAGATAGTTCATCAAGAACTGAGTCATCAAGATCTAACTCAACTGTCGGTGGAAGTACTTCAGCAATGTCTTTGTGGTCATTATATCTTGTTGCGCCATTTTTATATCGCTCAACAACATACTCATCATATAGGTTTGAATCAATATACTTTATTAGATTGCCAATGTTTGTGCTGTATCCGCACTTATGACACTTCACAAGTAAGTCTTGTTTAAATTTGTAGATGTATCCTCTTGCTTTACGAGGATTCTTTTTAGAATCACCACAGATGGGGCAACTGTAGTTCCAAAGATAGTCGTTCTTCTTTGCAAAGTTGCGCAATCTCGTGCCTAACAAAGATGCGTATTTCATGTCAATATGTAGCATAATATAATTATACCTTAAAACAAATAAAAAAGCAAGCCCAAGAGCTTGCTTTTGCGAAGCGATTACAGCTTACTTCAAAAATTTAGCAAAGAAATCTAGGTGACCCATTAGGTAACCAACAACGATTGCACCACCGACAATCATCCACTTCCAGCGTTCAAGAAGATCAATCCTGCTACCAAGACCATCGATTTTCTTGCTCATTACTGCATGTTGTTCTTCATCACTTTTTGCCAAGTCGTCAATCTTGCGATCGATGTGATCGGTGATCTCACGATTACCCGTGGTAATACGAGAATGGAGTTCTTTGATGTCTTGTTTCACGGCAGCAACATCTTCCTTAATGCCTTCTACTTGTGCTTCCAATTTAGCAATCCTCTCAATATCTATTGCCATTTTATTTTACACTCTCAAATATTTGTTTTTGTGAATTATACCATTCAATCCAAGTATCAACTTTGGCTTTACATTCATGGTATTCCGAATAGTTTTCCGTCACAATTTTCAATACTTCGCTCAACTTTGTTGTTGGTTCAGTTTGTTTTAAATCAGCACATACCGTAATGAGTTCTTTTGGAACCTCAGGGAAATTTCTTTTAACTGGCGCAGTCCCAGCGCATCCAGTCAATACTAACATACTTATGAGTAGGAGTTTTTTCATTTCTTAACTCCCTTTGCTGCATCATTAAGAATGTCCAATGCTTCTGGAATTACTTCACATTTTGCATCCATTTTTGCAGCTACTTCGACAATTTGTTTTTCAATTACTATTTGTTTTTCTTTAACAACTTTAACTCTATCAACATAGACAGTTTTAATTTGTGTATTTGTATTCTTAGAATCGACTTCAGCTTTGGCAACTTTAGTTTCTAACTGAGAAACTTTATCACGCCAAGCCATTTCAGTGGAGTATCCGCCATAAAAATAAACACCAGCAACTGCTATCAGTGTTCCAAGTATTCTTACTGGTTCACGATAAGGTATTGCTGGTGGCAATAAATTCAAAAAGAATGATGCAATGTATAATCCAACCCCTGCGAGCATAATAGCATAAACAGCAAGATGCAAAATTGCATCAGGAACAAAGGATAACATCCACATTATTTAATCTCTAAAGGTACGCTACGACGAGTCATGCCTGCGATTACGCCAGCTTGACCTTTTTGATATTTCTTAATATCTTTCTTACCAATTTTTGGTTCATTAGTTGAAACAGCAGCACCAGTTGCATTGGCAACTCCACCTTCGCCATCTTCTGCGATTTGTTTCAATACTTTTTCGAGTAGTATTTCTTCTTCAACTAAAGTAACTTTATCAAGTCTATGAACCAAATTTCTAAATTGCTGTTCAGAAACAAAAGCTGTTTTAGTTTCTACTTTTTCTTTAACGAAGTAGTAAGCAGCAACCAAATTTTTCAAATTTGATTCGCCACCTGGAAGTTTATTGATCAATCTTTTCAAATTGAAAATCAAGCGAGTAAGATAGTTGAATGCATCTTTCTCTGCTTGAGTCTTTAAATCTTTTGCGTGCTTTAACAGTTTACCCTTGGCATCTACTATACCAAGTCTGTAGGCATCTGTCTTATCAAAAGGTGTGACTAACATATACAGCAACTTTGCTGCAATTATGTTGTCCATTAAAGCTGATGCCATTTATATCTTCCTTAGTGCATTAATAATATTTTCGTCAAGAGATATATCAGAAGTCCTAATACCATACTGTGGTACTGACTCAGGCATTCTCTCAAGATAAACAAGGAATGTTACAAGAACATCCCAATACTTTTCATCAATCTTATAAAACAACATATTAGTGGCTGCATCGCCGAATACATTGTAGAGTACTATAATGTGATTAAGGATCAACCTCTCTCGAAGTTCATCCGACTGCTTATATCTTGTAATAAGTTTCTTCAGATAAAGAAATATCCTTAGATCCTTGTCGAATTCTTCTATGTTATGACACTGCGGATTATCGTAGTGGTGCATAGCATAAACTAGAAAATTATCTTCACTCAATTTTTTATTAATGTCAACCACATTTCTCACTTCAAATCAAAAGGAGAGG